ACCACCTTGGCCCTACCGCCAGGGAATTTAAGTGGGGAGGCATCCTCCCCATTTGGGTTTCCTGACTGACTGGCTACCTGGGGGGTGTTGTGCTGAACCGGGCCGATTCATCGCGTACATACGCTGTTTCCTGGTTCCATCCGCAAGGGTGTGGGAGTAAACCCAAGATAAATCAGCTTACACACATGGGCCTTTGCTCTTTGTGTTCCTTTCTGGTGTTTGGTTGAGGTACTCTGTACGGATGCAGGAGCTTCACCGCTGCCGCCAGTAGGATGGTTTGGGCGCTTTGTGGATGCCACTGATTCTGAATGTGACGCCGTTGAGTCGCAGTAGGATAGGTGGAGGGTCGCACTGCGTTCTTCCCGTCTGTCAGGAGCACGAGGGGGTTAGGTTGGTGTGCTCGTGGGATCCAGCCCACGAGGGCCTGGTGCGGGAATGAAGATGTCCCTCACCCCAGCTCACTCGAGTGATCGAGTGGGTATTGGTCGTGGTTTGAATAATGGACTCCTTCGGCACCTCACGGGTCGGGGGAAGCAGGGGTTTGTGATAGTCACTCCTAACGGGACTTCTGGGTTTTGAAGGCGGCCAATGAAAGCACTAGTGGCCCAGGCACCTTCCTAACTCATGACTCTTCGAAGGGGGCGGTAGACCGGGATGGGGATCCCTGCCAGTCTACCCGGTGGATTGCTTACGTATGAAACCATTCACATCAACCTGGTCAAAGGTCACTTGCTACGGCGACTGGAGACATTAAAATCCACCTTCGGGTGGTCCAGGTGGCGAAAGTGTGGCAACACATGAGTAAAACTGTGTGAGTATATCCGCCGGCAAGCGGGGCTCATGCGTGATCAGCCCAAAACGGGGGCCTGATCCGTCTCGTCGAGGATGGGACCCCTCCCTAGGGGTCCTATTGGGCCTTGGGCAAGCTCTTGGCTCGGCAGACATTAAAGCTCACCCCAGAACTCCCCTACCGTATACCACCATGGCTACAACTTACAAAATCACGTTTGATCGGAGTCGTGGGCCCAGGGAGGAAGGAAACCTCCTGCGGGCTCTCGAGGTGAGAGCTGTTTCTGGCCACTGGCCTCAGGAGATCGAGGCTAGGGGTGTGTTAGTGCGGGCCCTACGACAAGGGTTCGCGAGGTATGCTCGCAAGCACGATGAGATACGGATCGACGGAAAGACTTTGCGCCTCCTTCTTCTTATGGGAGGTGTTGAGATCAATCCTGGTCCGCCGAAGCGTGTTCCGGGCAAGGGTTTTTCTCCAGGTGCTATGGGATGGGCTCATCGTAGGTACAAGTTTGCTCCCAAGCCTGTCGCTAAGCAGGCTCCATCCCAGGCCAGTCAGGCCCAGGCTTTTGATCGGGTTCAAAGCCGGGCGAAGCAGGAGCAGATGAAGGCAGCAAAGGGGGCTCAGAAGGCGCATTCTGATTTGCTTGATGCTGTGGACGGCAAGCTTCCTGCAGCCGGGAAGGTCGCCCACGTGGATCAGGTTCCATTTTCAGAGGTGCCTGCCCCGCACGGACCTCAGGTTATTGTTACCCAAAGCACAACTAGTGCCGCCGCCGCCGCGACGTCTAGTTCCCCAGCAGTCCTAGAAAGGAAAGGGGTTAGTGCCAAATTCGCGGGTAAGAAGTCGAGTGCCAAAGCAGCTGCTGACGCTTTGGTGGACTCCCTCCGCGACCAGCAGGACAAGGTTGCTGGCGCGGGAGACGCGGACGCGGAACGCGAGAGGGAGCGTGTCCTGGCAAAGAGAAGGGAGCAGAACGTTCGGGAGGATCAATTGTACCGTGCTAAGGTTGAGAGCGTTCATGCTTTCCTTGGCCGGTTCCCAGAGTTTTACATTCTGGCTTGCAGACCCGAAGCGTGTGGTACAAGTGCTCTTCCGCTGGCGGGGATGTCGTTGGACATCTTCCAGTACCGCTGTGATTGCTCTGTCGATCTGCGAGAGCTCAAGCGGCCCTGGGCCCCTCACACCATCCTGACAGTTAGGGTGATGAGGGTAGCCGTCACGCAGTTTGATGTGGATGAGGACGAGAAGCGGTCTACCCCGGACACTCGTCTGCCACATCAGAAGGTGGCTTCGCCCTATCCCGATAGGGCCCACGGAGTGCTGTTTCAAGTCACGGTTTCCCATTTCGATCCATTTGGGAACCTTGTCGCGGCGGGGCCTGGAGGTCCCTTAGTCCCGGGGGTGGAGCAAGTCCTCCTGGACTATGAGACGTTGCTGATGGCCATGAGCAATCGACTGGCGGCTTCTGGTGTTTTCGATGTGGTTTGCAAACTGGTGATGCAGTTCCGTGCTCGCCAGACTCTTATGAACATCAATTCTTTTGACTACAGGTTTCACTCCTGGATGTCGGATCTGGTTTTCACTGCCTTGTTGTTGTTGCACTCTCGGCTCCTCTGCCAATCCCCGTCGCTTCTGGGGATCGGTGCGGACGAGTTGAGGAGGCACCTCTTTGGGGCGTTGAATAATGCGGGCCCGGCGGCTGGGGGTACTTATGTCTCAGGTTATCGTGTTTCTCCGAAAACTTATCTCAATCCGCTAGTTCCTGTAGCGGACCAAATACACCAGAAGGCCGGTTTGGTCGCAGCCAAGATGCGCGATGCCACTAAGTTCGTGGCAGACAGTCCTATGGCTGTGTTGGGTGCTTGCGGGCACATTTCGGGCATCATTCCCACTTTCCCGAATGTGAGTAACTATGCAAATCGTGTCTCCGCGTACGTTAAAAGGTTGTGCCTCACTCCAGTCGAGCCAACCCCAGAGGGAGTGGAGATGGCGAATCTAGTCGAGCAAGGCCTAGTTCATGAATGTGAGCGGGTCGCGGAAGAGGGTTCAACGGGTGAAGAGATCTACTCCCGGTGCGTTGAGCACTGCAAGGAGAAAGGCTATAACCCGGGGGACACTCACCTGTACCTTATTGGGGCTCGTGCTGCCTTGCACTGCATGAGCAAACCCGTTCTGGACCGTCAGACATTACAAGATGCGTTTCCGGAGATTGATTTTGACACGATCGAGCGCCTGGCCCCCGCCCAAAGGGCCGCCGCTGTGGTCCAGTCAATCAACTCAAACGCAGTCTTCTTCAAGACCGAAACTTTGGACCCTGGGGCGCTGAAGCCGCCACGGTTGATTGTGGCTCCCGCCTTTCCAATGCGGGGCTTCATGCATGCTCTGCTCTATGACTCGCAGCATGTTTTCTTCCGTTTGGTGGGCGACCTCAGCATAAAGGGAAAAGACCCCAAGCAGCAGATGGAGCACCTGTGGGACGCATGCACAGGTGCCGGTTATTTCTATGAGACGGACTTTACATCAATGGAGAGCAATATCACGCCAGTTCAGATTCGGCGTGAGGGTAGAGTGGCTGCGTCCTGTGTGACAGGTGCAGCGCGTGAGGCGATTCGAGGCGTTTTCGAGTTTTTCGCGCGCACCCCCACTTACGTGCGGGGTGCGTGGGAGAGCTTGATTTTGCCACCCATGCGCCTCTCCGGCACAGAACAGACTTCTTTCGGGAACTTTGTGAACAATTACATCTGGGTCAATTCTTTGTTGGTCTTAATGGGCGCGGCCGGCGGTTGCCCACCTGGAGATATGTTGCATGGCTACCATTTACCCCGGTTCTTTGAGGGTGATGATGGCCTGTTTGCGACAGCTTTCAAGGTGCCTAAGGCGGTCGTGGATCGCGCGCTCGCGGCCCTAGGCGCTCGTCTGAAGCTGGACGGCGCACCAGATTTCACGAGTTTGAATTTCTGTGGCTCCACTTTATCATCAATTGGTGCTTTCCTGCGTGGTGATGGGAAATTGCGCCCTGATTTCGTTCCCCTGAAGAATCCTGTCGAGATATTGTCCCGAGCTTTCTCAATCTTCAGGCCTCTTGATACGAACAGGGGTGATGCCGCACTCATCACCGCCAAGTGCTTGTCATACTTCCAAAGGTATCATGGATTGCCTGTGGCCGGGCCCATCTTACACGCCTATCTCAATCAGGCGTCTAATCTTGAGGAGGTCTACCAGGCTGGCCATGCTGTGTTGCATGCCCAGTCGGGCATTCCAAGTGATCAGGCAGTGAACGTGGCTCCGCTCCTGGCACGACATTTCATTGATCTTTACAAGCGTAAGCCCATGGCGTACATCACGTTGTACGGAGAGGACCCGGAGTGGCGACACTGGCTGTCAAATCCGTGTCTCATCTCTCCGGAGACGCGATTGAGCTGTGAGGGACTTAGCGGGATCCATTGTGCCGCACAAGTGGAGTGGGAGCGTGAGGTGGTTTCCCAGATTGAAGTGGACGCCCCTGGGCCGTGGACCTGTGAGGGTATGCGGCATTACTGGGAGGAGTTCCCAGGGGTTCGGGCCATGACCGTCAAAGTTTATGAGGACGTCCGCGAGAAAGTTGTTTCCCTTCAGGCTGATGTGAAGGCGCAGCAGATTCGCGATCAGGCGTCAGTCTTGTTGGAGAAGGCGAAGGCAAAGGTCGACGAATGGACGGCCTGGCTTCGCATTCTCCTCTTCGGCGGTGTTGGCGCTGTTCAGGCTTGCATTTTGCTGGGTGTGCCCTTGGGTTTGACCCCCATAGGCATTGGGCTGTTCATTGGTTTGGTCGCCTTGGTGTCAGTCTTAGTCGGGGTTTTCGAGTACAATATGATGAGGCTGTTTGGTTTCACCCGTCGATTCTGTTTCATGATATCTGCGGGGGTGGGACTCTACTGCTTCATAGAACTACTCTGGATCTCGTACATTCTTAAGCTGACATGGTTTGTTCACAAGCAGAAAGAGAGGGCAGTCATAGCTCTGGCGGAATACTGGTCCCCAAGAGCCGCCCTGTCCGTCCCGAGGCTAGGTGTGGAATTTGTCAGATCTCGTGGGAGGAATCTAGCCTCTTTTGTAAGGCGTGCGTTCACCCGTCCTGCGCCTGTGCCTGTGCCAGAGCCCGTCGAATTAAGTGACTTTGCCACAGACGCTGGTGCCGCTTCGTCCGCCCTTTACCAGTCTTTCAGAGCCAAATCCTCAAACCCCATGACTGGGAGGCGCACTGCGCTGAGGTTCCCTAAGTTCAAGAGGAAGTCCACTGAGGTTCCCGCCGCCACCTCCACTTCCCCACCAGTCCCCACCCCAGCCGACCCGATTGATCAGGCAACAGCTGAGGCCCCGAAGGTCGCAAGATCTTCGCCTCTGGAAGCCATCAAGAAGGCATTCCGGAGGAAGCCCTCGCCGCAATGAGGGG